TTATGCTTTTTTGATCACGATATTTCTTCCGACCAAAAGTGCATGTTCAACAAGTTGTTCATAATCATTCTGATTGAAATCCTCATAAATAATGTTATTTATTTTATCAATAAACAGACTCATACATTTATGGGCTTCGATAAAATCTACGTATGAATTATTAGGTTCAAATATATCCTCAAAACTTTCGATATTGTAAACTGATGGCTCTACAAAGCTTGGTGGATTTGTACATAATTTACCCAGAATAAATATAGCATATCGAATATCATTTTCTTTATGATATCTCATTACAAAAGTTACCATATCCTGTTTAAATCTTAAACTATCAAATGGAATATACCCCGAGCAAACTAAAGATATTACTTTATCCGGATAAAGTTGACATATTGTATCAAGAATGGCTCCCAAAATATATCCACTAATGTAACCATCATCTTCGTGATTAACTAACTCATCATCATCCTCAGAAACTCTATCCAGAAGTTCCTTAATAACTCGGAGAATTTCCTCAACCTTTACTCTATTAAGTAATTCTAAACTTTCAAGAAGTTCATACAGCGCGCGAGTATTAATTATTTCATTGATGCCAATTTCTTTTGCTATGTACGCAGCGAGATCATAATGATTTTGGAAAGTATAGTCTTTCCCATTTACCCTTTCTACAATTGCAGACTGTAATCGTTCTAAAGCAATGTTTCCAGCGATGACCATCCCGTTGATTTCATCTAATATCATCAACTCTTCTTTTGAAGCACCACCACTCATCGGTTTATAAACTAAATCATGTTCAACTTCTGACCACGCATGCATTAATACTGAAGCTATTTGAATCTCAACCGGAGTCTCAGAATATCTTGACTCATCTCCTAGTTTTATTCTGTAATGCTTAGCATGATAGCCATCAAATCTTTTTGCATAAAGCCCTTCAGCGCTATCAAGACGTGCTCCAGGAAATGTTTTACTATACAATTCGACGAACATTTCAGATATAATCGTTGATACTACGTCAATATCTCCTGGGAAATATAGTGCAACTCTAACGCCAGCAAGATCAACAATATCATTGTATATATCACCAACTACTTTATATTTACCATGATTTTCCTCCACATCTCTTTTTTCAAGTTTTCTTTGCAAGCTTTCAATCCCTTTTGCTCTAAATGAAACAATCGCGCGAACACCTGATTCATTGAGAGCAGATTCCAGTTTAAGGCCAACAAGTTCTGAAAGTTTACTATAATAGTCAAATTCCCTACTATATGTAGATATAAACCCTTTAATAACTTCAATCATAAACCCTCCTGATATTTAACTTGTAAAAAATTCAGATTAGAGATCGGATTAAATTCAACCGCATCTTCTAAATGATTTGGAGAAAAATGGGCATATCTCATAGTTTCCCTGATATTTGCGTGCCCTAAAATTCTTTGAAGCACCAAAATATTCCCACCGTTCATCATGAAATGGCTCGCAAACGTATGGCGCAACACATGCGTCTTCTGCCCTTCAGCCAACTCTATATCGGTCAGCGCGAGCATTTTCTTGAACTCCTGATAGCAGGGATGGAACATTTTCCCCTGCAAAGGAGACAGCTCGTCATAGAGCCACCGAGGAATCGGAACCGTTCGATTCTTCTTTCCCTTCGTTTTCGTGAAGGTCAGCTTATGGGGTGAAAGCTGTGAACGAGTAAGACGTTCGGCTTCGCTCCATCGAGCACCGGTCGCCAGGCATACTTTGACGACGCGAGTTAAGTAAATTTTCCCGTATGACTCGCAGGCATTAAGCACTTCGCGAATTTGTGGCTGGGTCAGCCACGACATTTCTTTTTCAGCTTCTTTGAAAACACGCACACCCTCGAGAGGATTTGGCAGGGTCCACTCACCCAACCGCTTCAGCTCGTTGAAAACAGCTTCGAGGTACTGCTGCTCCCGATTCACGGTCACAGGTTTCGCGATCCACTTCTCGGGATTCGCGTGGTAGCCATTGTCGATTTCACCTTTCAGGCGCTTATCTCGATAGTGGGCAAAATCTTTCGCTGTTAGTTGGGTAGCAATCGGATCACCAAGACCCCGGCAAACTATATGCAGTTTTGCCAGTCGCGATTTACTGGCGGCCAGTGACTGACCGTGAAGGTTATGCCAAAGCTCAATCAGTTCACTCAAACGTCGACGGTCTTCCTTCTCCCCCATCCACGGCTTGTTTTGGGCCTCTTCCCTATAATACTGTTCAAAGGCAACAGCTTCCCCTTTGGTGGTGAACTTCTTTCGTACGCGGCGGCTGTCGGCCCCATCGACACGGAAATCACAAAGCCATTCACCAGAGGCTAGTTTTTTTATCGCCATAATTCTTTTAGTTGGTTCTGCTCAGGGTGAGGTGTACCAGACCAATGCATTCGACCTCTGATACCGCACACTGAAAATCAGTACCTGAGTTGCTTACCTTGATTTTGTTGCCGGGAATTCTCGCAACGTCGTAAATGTCATGATCGCCATCGATACTCAGAAGCCAACGGCCGTTAGAAATATCAGTCGTGTCAAAATCGACAATCCAGGAGCTATGGCCCTTACAAACATATTTTGGACTCGTTATCGCATCTGAGAGAAGTGACTCATCAACTATCCATTTGTCATTTTCAACCAAGTTGCCAGCCAAGATATCGAAGCGGGTTAATGTCTTTATCTTGCCTTGCGTGTGGTCTGTATCGAACTTACTGCCCTTCCCTGTCGCTAACCAACGTAGCGAAACCCCTGTATCCAGAGCGCAAGCTACCACCACATCACCAGGAAAATAATCTCGTCTTATCCATGTACTGATCGTCCCGGATGACAACTCATGCATATCGCCAAGCTGTTTTTGCATAGTGAAACCATAAGCGTCCAGCATGCGCTGTAACACAGCTTTACCACCTTCTAGTTCGTCTAGTTTCATCTTAAAAATCCGAGTAATCGCAAAAATCCAATTTGACACCTTAAATAAATAAGGTTAGATTTTGCTTGAACCTGAAAAATGCACGCCAATGCACGGTAATAACACTTAACCGAGGATGATCACTTATGACTCCACAAATTGCAATCCCGTCCGGCGCGGACCTCATGACCTATGACGAATTCGCTGAGCGCTACGGCTACAGCATTCGCACAGTAAAACAAATGGTTGCCGATGGGGACCTCCTCCTAATGCCTCGTAAAAAAGACGGGGGCGCTGCACGTATCAACATGGTTGCCTTCCGTGCTCGCCTTCTGGCTCAGGGCCTCAATTGCCGCTATGTGGCCGCCTGAATAACTCGATTATTTAAGCTTACGAGGGAAAACGCATGTTTGATTTTCAAGTTTCCAAACATCCCCACTATGACGAAGCGTGCCGGGCATTTGCTAAACGGCACAATATGGTGAAGCTCTCCGAGCGTACAGGTATGAACGTTCAGACCTTACGCAACAAGCTTAACCCTGAACAGCCTCATCAGTTCACGCCGCCGGAATTGTGGCTGCTGACTGACCTGACAGAAGACGCAACCCTTGTTGATGGTTTTCTGGCACAGCTCCACTGCCTGCCGTGTGTGCCTATAAACGAGCTGGCAAAAGACAAATTACAGTCCTATGTCATGCACGCCATGAGCAAACTAGGTGAACTGGCGAGCGGCGCAGTATCGGCAGAACGCCTGACCCCGGCACGTAAACACAACATGATTGAAAGCGTTAACTCTGGGATCCGTATGTTGTCGCTCTCCGCTATGGCATTACAGGCCCGGCTTCAGGCTAACCCGGCGATGTCGAGCGTGGTCGATACGGTGAGCGGGCTCGGCGCATCGTTTGGCCTGGTCTGAGGTAAAAATGCTGAATAATGAACCTTCATTTGCTTCGCTACTGGTTAAACGAAGCCCGGGTATGCACCACGGCCACGGCTGGATTACGGGCAAAAATGGTAAGCGATGGCATCCAGCCCATTCACAGACTGAATTATTGGCTGGCCTGAGTTCACGAACACCGGAGGGATCATGGCTATCGAAGCTGTTGCGTCGACTGCCCCGTTGAGAGCAGGTGAAAGACTGGCTGGATTGAATCACATCTCTGAACTGCGAGCCCGTTACTGGGGCGATAGCTGGAAAGAGCTGGAGCTATTTTTCGACGATATGCGTGATAAGCGTGACCCACAAGCAGAAGAGAATAATCGCGCGCTGGCCGCCATCCTTTTTCTGGCAAAAATACCGGCAGCTCGTCATGAGCTCGAATTGAATGAGCTGACGACTGAAGAGAAAAAAGCGCTTATATCAGCAATGAATCACTTTCGTGCAGTCGTGAGTTTATTTCCAAAACGGCTAACCATGCCGGTTTAACACCAAACAGAAATTAAATGGCGTCCACCCGCCGGGCATTCCTTTGCCCAAATTCAGGAGAAAGCATTATGCGAAATACCGAGAACCTCAAATTTAAAGCTGACAACGACGCTCTGGTCGTACTGCTGAATAAAGCCAAAAGTGAAGAGCGCAAAGACCGTGCCCTTGCCGTTTCACTACGCCTCGAAGCACTGGCTATCCATATCACTCGTGAAGGCATGAATGGCCCTGAAGCCGCTGAATTGCTGCGCCGGGAAGCCAACCGCTACGAAAACGAATCACAGGAGCTGCACTAATGGCCGACGCAATGGATTTAGCGCAACAGCGTGAACAAGAAGACCGCGAGCGTCACATCAGCAACGCCCGCCGCCGTATCACTGCCCCCGCTCGCTTGCTCTGCGACGAATGTGATGCCCCTATCCCTGAAGCACGTCGCATCGCCATTCCGGGCGTGGCTTTTTGTGTGACCTGTCAGGCCATTTCTGAACTGAAATCCAGACATTATCGGGGTGTATAAATGAGCCAGGCAGCGCACGTCATTGCAGTCTCTGATATTTCGGCAAAGGTCAGGGAAATAGAAACTGCTTATCGTAATTATCTGGATGTCTTCCGTATTCCTGAAGACCACAGGATTGTCGTGAATTATTCAGCGGGCAAAGACAGCACCGCGACACTGGCCGTGGCGAATGCGCTGTTTGGCCATCGCGCACAGGCCGTGATGGCAGATACCGACAATGAGCATGAGCTGACAATTGATTTCGCCAGAACTATCCATGAGCAGATTGGATGTCACCCAGTCCATGTTGTTAAGCGCATCTACGGCGAAGCAGATTTTGCCCGCCGACGTGCCTATATGAAAAAGAACTGGTCGAAGAAGCAGGCCATCCGCATGGGCGCTTACCGGGGCGTGATCATGCCGTCACTGGCCCGGGCAGATACCGCATTTGGTCGGGTATGGCAGAAAACGGCTAAGCGCTGGGGTATCGACTTTGAAACCGCGTTAGATGCAGCCCTATCAGTGATGCACCCGAGCGGAAACAGCTTCCTTGATGCGGCTCTTCTCCACGGAAAATTCCCGATGCTCCGCGACCGGTTCTGCACCGACGAGCTCAAAATCAAGATTGCCTACGATGCGGCCATTCGCCCGATGCTGGATGAAGGCGATGTTGTCGTTCAGTGGTCAGGCGTCCGGGGTGATGAGTCATCCAAACGTGCTGGTTATGACCGCTTCGCCGTTGATATGCGTGATGAGGGGTTTCTCTATAACTTCCTGCCCATTCATCAGTGGACGGCTGCGGATGTGTTTGCCCTACATAAATATATGGGTATCAGGCCAAATCCGCTGTATTTGCAGGGGGCGTCCCGTGTTGGTTGCATGAACTGCGTGCTTTGCAACAAAGAGGAAATTTCAGAAACCGCTGCTCGCTGGCCGGAGCATATTGAGAAGCATCGCCAGTGGGAACTGAAGGTTCGTCTGGCCTCCCGCTGGGTTCACTGGATGAGCACCGGCACGGTGAGCCAGGCATGGGTTAACTCGATAATTGGTTTCCGCGAGATGACGAACCGACGTGGCGAAACAGTGAAAACCAGACGCCTGCTGGGAGATTCGCCGCGACTTTATGGTCTCGATACGGAAATTCAGCACCTCGACTGGTCCGGGTTTTATGGGCCGCGTGGAGGAATGGGTGCGCCGTCGGTACCCGAAGTGGTTGAATGGGCCAAAACCGGCCGGGGCGGTAAAGTCTATGACCTGGTCAAGGCAAGCCTCAATACTACAACCTGCTCATCACGTTATGGCCTGTGCGAATGAGTGATGTTTCCTTTGCCTATCCGTGGAACACTCCACGGTCGGCAATAGCCAGCCCTTACCTGACCTATGACCAACAGTATCGCCGCGATCGTATGTTCGCGGCTTTGCTGCATTCCAGAAAAGTATTATCTCTCCAGCCTGAATGTGTCCGTTACGACGTCTATCGCACTGCGGCGGTACTGGAACAGCATCAGGGCAGTCAGCGTGCCAATGCCTTTTTAATCAGCTTCTGTAAGAAGGCATTGCCACGACTCGAACTGGTTACTACCCGATATCAAGCCTCTGGTATTACCAGCGAGGTGTCAGCCGCTGTTTTCAATGGTCATTTTGATAATGAGCTACTCCAGTATCTCGCAACGCGCATGGTCAATATGATTGCCCGATTTAACCGGCTCCCGGATATGTCCAAAGCCGATATTGAACTGCTGGCAGGAGACATCGCCAACTTCATCCGCGCCGAACTGGCTGACATCAATGACACCGGATTCAGTGAACTCAAAACGCTGCACGCCTGGTATATGCGTGCCGGTTTAATTGCTCGGCAATTTAATGTCACCCCGCCCAAATGGGAGCGCGTAACTAAGAAATTCGCGGGTCAGGATGAAATTGGTCCCGCTGTTGTTCGCATGTTTAACGAGGTCTGGTGGCGTGGTCGTCTGCGTCGGGTTGCCGCCTCATGGCGTGAACACCTGCAAATTGCTGTCGGGAATGTCAGTAAGAAAAAGCACGTATACGCGAGCAAAGGCTGCGTTGCCGATTGGCGTGAGCAGAAGCGCCGAACGCGTGAGTTTCTCAAAGGTCTTGAGCTCGAAGATGAAGACGGTAACCGCATCAGTCTGATTGAAAAATACGATGGCTCAGTGGCTAACCCGGCGATTCGTCGCTGCGAGCTGATGACCCGTATTCGCGGGTTTGAAAATATCTGCAATGAGCTCGGCTACGTCGGCGAATTCTATACGCTGACCGCCCCGTCGAAATATCACGCCACCACCAAAGCCGGTTATCGCAACCATAAATGGAACGGCTCAAGCCCGGAAGACACACAGGGTTATCTCACTGGCTTATGGGCACGCATCCGCGCCAAACTTCATCGCGAAGATGTCCGTATTTTCGGGATCCGCGTAGCCGAACCTCACCACGACGGCACCCCACACTGGCATATGCTGATGTTTATGCTGCCAGAAGACGTCGAGCATGTTCGCCGGGTCATTCGTGACTATGCCTGGCAGGAAGACAGCCACGAGCTCAGAAGCGACAAGGCCAGAAAAGCGCGTTTTCACGCCGAGGCTATCGACCCGGAGAAAGGAAGTGCCACCGGGTATGTTGCGAAATACATCTCCAAAAACATCGACGGCTATGCGCTCGATGACGAAAAAGACGACGAAAACGGCGAGCTGCTGAAAGAGACCGCTCCGGCGGTTTCTGCATGGGCGTCGAGATGGCATATCCGACAGTTTCAGTTTATCGGCGGTGCGCCAGTGACGGTCTACCGTGAGTTGCGTCGACTGGCCGACACCGAGACCGCGCATGGTCTGAGCGTCGAGTTTGCAGCGGTTCACGATGCCGCTGACGGCGGTGATTGGGCAGGCTACGTTAACGCTCAGGGTGGGCCGTTTGTCCGTCGTGACGATCTACAGGTGCGCACGCTATATGAGCCACGCGCCGACTTTAATCAGTACGGTGAGGAAACTGTCTGCATCCGTGGCGTTTACGATGCCGTCGTGGGCGCCGACACTCCGATCTTAACCCGCTTCACGCAATGGAAGATTGTGCCGAAGCGCGCCGTTGATTTGGCCGTTGACGTTAAGGGCGATCCTTCGCCCTCTCGGAGTTCTGTCAATAACTGTACGGGAAGCGAAAGCGCTCCACCTGAACTCGATTTATCCAAACCGTTGAGCAGACATGAAAAGCGCCAACTCACCAACCGGATCCGGCTGAAAAAACCAGCGATAAGGCGAGAGTTTACTCACGGAACAGCAAAACAGAGCGAAGTGATAACCAAGACAATCGAGGAGGTCCATATCAACACCGGCGTAACCATCAGCCGGGGTGAAGCCCTGCACCTGATAGCAGGAGGTAAAAGCTGTATTAACGGTCACTGGTGCCGAGCAAGCATAAAAGGCGAGATCTTTGCGTCAAGCCCGTCACACGGCGAAAAGGCTAGGAGAATTCTCAAGCGCGTCGCCGCTTTAGCAGAGAAAACGAGGCAGAAATAGGCACTAATTTTCATCGATATCATGTACATACAGAACACGAAACCCGATCTTTTACTTCACATTTTTATTCACAACACTATACTGTACAAACATACAGTAAATCCTTTGGGAGGGAATTCATGGTTGGCGAGCAACTCAGCCGAACGCAGCAAAAATGGGCATGTGTGCAATTTATCGCGGAGGTCTCGTTGATCGCGAACTGCAAACCATCAGACCTCAAGCTTGCGCTCACTCTCATTGCTGACCTGGCGCACAGCGAAAACGGCGAACCAGAGGAAAACGCCTTTTATGAGGTCAAGTAGCACATAGGAGATGTGGTACTTACCACCGCTTTACCTCAGTAAACCTCGTTAGCGCAAAGACTCGCTATTTGCGCTGACGGGGTTGAATAACTCGCTCCGCGAGGCGTTAGAAAACCCCACTCAGATCACGAATATTCGATTAATTTAGCCACGCATCTATAAGGTGCATGGATCTGCATGTACTTTTGATCGCCTCACGATCCCCTCACCGGCCCGCCTGGCACGGGGCTGGAGGTTTGTTGCAGTTGCATTAAAAGCGGCCCATAAAGCGGGCAGGCGTGGCGGGGAAAGCATTGCGCGCCTACGTAGTCACTTTTTTTACTTTCATCTTCAAAACAATTTGATAAATTACATCTCACATCATTTGAAAGGAACAAAGAATGTTCACATCAGATCGTACGGAAAATAAAATATTCGAAGAGCTTGAGGTCTTGTGCAAGCAGAACGGTTATGCTCACGTCTTGGCTGAATTATGTCTTCGCGACGCAAACATTAAATTTACCGGTACGTTTTCAACCTCCGACATAGAAGATAAATTTGATTTTAGCACTCTAATTAGAAGTGAGATTAATTGTTTAATTGGCCTGTTTATCAAAGGGGAAATGGACTTAACCCAACCATCACAAGAAAACATTTACAGTTGGATAAAAAAAACTGAAGCATTACTTCACGAACTACACATGTCAATAGCCTCTCCATTATTCGAAAGCGATGGTCTAAACAGTCGTGGGCCAGCGGAAGTTTATCAACAAAGCAGACCATCAAAGGGTAATATTTTACGAGAAGGAATATTATATGGCTCTGAATCTGCGTATTACTTCCAATATCTCGAGATGCTTCAGGGGAAATTCATAAAGGACAATGAATGGTTTAAAACCAACAAAGGGTATGATTTATCAGAACTGCATGATACTTTAAACTCAATAAGCTCGATCAGAAATAGAAAAGCTTCTGAACACCTCAAGTCTCGTAACAAAAACGAATCCACTCTCAACTCATTCCTACATGAACTAATTATTAAACCCTCTGAAATCTCTTTAGAAAGTGGTGTTCAACAAGATAAAGTCAGAAATATATTGAACTCTTTCACATTAAACAACCAAAAAGATCCAAGTAACTCGACATATAATAGTATCGATGATTTTAATTTATCGAACGCCTATCCTTTCATTTCCTTAGGGGATGATAATTATTTACTTTTCTTAAACGATACATTATATGAAGCTTGCTATGAAACTCCTTTCTTCTGGCTTAATGACGATAAATCTTATCGCCCTACCGCAATGACTAACAGAGGGGAGTTCACCGAGAAATACTCTACTGATTGTCTTACCAAAGTTTTCGGAAGAGAGAATGTATACCAAAATATAAATATTTATGATAACAAAGAGGTTGTAGGTGAAATTGACACTTTAATTTTATATGCTGGCAGAGCTGTAATTGTTCAAGCAAAATCAAAAAAATTGACCATCAACGCCAGAAAAGGTAATGACACAGCTTTGGCTGATGATTTTAAAAAAGCGATACAAAATGCTTATGATCAAGGTTATTCCTGTGGCCAATTACTTAAAAGTAACAAATTTAAATTGAGAAAGGAGGACGGTTCCGAGATTATTTTGAGTAGTCCATTGTATGAAATATTTATCTTTTGCGTCGTATCGGATCATTACCCTGCACTAGAATTCCAAGCTCGCGAATTCTTAAACATCAAGAAAGATGACATTATTAAATTCCCTTTCGTTACAGGCATTTTTACTCTTGATATAGTCTGCGAGTTATTGAACACCCCTCTTTATTTCTTGAGTTATATATCTCAACGTTCACAATACAATCTTCAAATAATATCACAAAATGAAACAGCAGTATTAGGATATCATCTTTCCCACAATTTATGGATTGATGAAAGTGAAAAAAACAGCATCATAGTTATAGATAACAAATTCGCTGCATGTATTGACGTTTCTATGTATTCAAGACGTCTGAATCTCCCTGGAGAAACAACACCGAGAGGAATACTAACAAAATACAATAATACATTTTATGAAAGAGTTATTAATACCCTTGATGACATTAACGACTACAACGCTTACAACCTTGGCTTGTTTTTATTAATGGTTAATGAAGATTACGTTGAAAAATTAAACACCCACGCAGCCCAAAGCATTGATAAAACAATTGCCGATGATAACCACCATGACTTGACATTACTTAACGATGAATTCGGCCTAATAATTCACTCAAATAGGAACGATACTAAAAAGGCTCTTCCATACCTACGCGCACATTGCTCGGCCAGTAAATATAGAGCTAAGAGCAGCCTATTTTATGGCTTGTTTTTATCTTGTCAACAAAACACTACCTCCGCGTTAATAACCCTGGATGAACCGTGGTACTGCTCTGTAGAAGGAGAAAACACCAGTCAACAATTTTTCAAGAAGAAAAAAAAGCCACCTTGCATTAGCGCCAAAATAAATAGAAATGCACCATGCCCATGTAATAGCGGAAAAAAATATAAAAAATGCTGCATCAGCAATTAACAACATAGCCAAAGTCAATCAAGATACATTCTATGATCTTGATTGACTAAATCAACATATATCTAATTAAGATTATACACTTTGAACGAAACCACATCATCATCCAACCATAAATTAATTTCCTTTAGCCTTTCTTGTAAAGGAGTCAACTCGTTTCTGACAAATACCTCCGCCGCCTTCACCACATCACCAAACCCACCAGTATTATTCGGCATAATCCCCATCATCTGAGGTGGAACCCGATGAGCGCTCATCAAGTCTTCCGCACTAACCTTCTTAATATTAAAAAAATCATCCTTTGTGGCAACTTCGCTCAGCGGCACAATTTTAATGCCATCGGCCTTACCGTTCGGCGCGTAGAAAAACAGGTTCTTAAAATTCCCGAGACCTTTTGAATCGCGCATCGCCTTGCGCAGCGCTTCAACGTCGGTGCTGCTTTGCGCGGCGTCGGTCACGTACATGATGTACCCGGCGTGCGCCCCGTTCTGGTAATACTTGCGGCGAAACAGGGTCGCGGATTCATTCAACCAGGCGGAATTAAGAGCACTCAGGTATTCCGGCAGGCCGTACACCTCCTGATTGATGTCCGGCTCCAGCAGATGAAACACCGAGCCGGGGGCGAACTGGTGCGGCTGCGAGTCGGATTTCATGTACCAGTAGGTGTCATCCTCCACCCCGCGCCGGGTGTATTTCGCAGGTGAGGTCTCCAGTTTGAGCGGCTTGCCTGACAGACTGACGCGCTTCTCAATAAACGCGTTACCGAAGACCAGAAAATCGAGCACGAAGCGGCTGAAGTCCTGCCGGGATAATTTCGGGTGTGGAATGTAGGTCGACACCAGAATATTACGCTTTACGTAAATAGGTGAGCTGTGGTGCACGGCGGCCCGCATACTTTTCGCCAGCCCGGAGAAACTGACCGGCGGCTCGTACCACTGGCCGTTATCGACGCATTCCACGTAATCGAGAATATCGCGCCGGTCGAGCACCGCCGTCGGCTCGCCAAAGGTGAACGCTTCCATGCTATGAGCGGGCGCGGCGGTATGCTGGCGTGGCTTCGCGGTGTACGGGTTTTTCTTACTGCGTTTGCTCATTAATAAAATTCCATGATCGAGGATGAAGGCTGGCCGCTGGCGGCGGTCAGAGGCTCGTTAATTAAGACGTGCATGGTTGCCCAGGCGAGATCGGCATGACTGGCTTCCTCGGTGCGGCTGGCCTCGTAGGTGGCGCTGCGCCCGCTGCTGGTCATGGTTTTGCGGATGGACATAAACGACTGCGTGAGGTCGGTCGCGCCGACGTCATATTCGAGACAACCGCGCGTGATGGTGTCTTTGGCTTTCAGTACCATCGCGGTTTTCATTTCCGGGGTGTAGCGGATTTCACGTGCGGCCGGGTAGAACGAACGCACGAGCTGGAAGACGCCCTGACCGAGCCCGGTCGCATCGATGCCGATGTACTCGACGTTATATTTCAGTGTCAGCTCGCGGATGGATTCGGCCTGCTGCGCGAAGTCCATGCCTTTCCACTGGTGGCGCTCAAGGATGCGGAATTTGCCCCCGGCGACCACTGGCGGCGCGATAACCACGCATCCGGCACTGTCGCCGCGTAATGACGGGTCATAGCCCACCCAGACCGGACGGTGACCGAATGGCCGGTCGGCGAACGGCGCGACGTCTTCCCATTTCTCCAGACTGTCGACCATGCAGCGCTGCAATTCCTCGAACGGGAATACCGAGGCTTTATCGTCGACGAACTCGCACATAAACAGGTTGCGGAAGTCATCGACGCTGTTTTCGCGACGCAGGGTGTCGATATTAAACAGGGTACAGCCTTTGGCGAGGGCGTCCTCAAGGGTGACAATCTGTCGCCACTGGCCGTCCGGGCAGGCGACGCCCTTCGCCAGTGCGGCGTGCGTGATATCGATATCGACCCGCTCGCTCGCATTTGACCGGCCGCGGTTGAATTGCTCGCCGGACCAGAACGGGTAAGCCCCGTGCGCCAGTGAGGAAGGTGTCGAAAAATAGGTGGTGCGCAGGTGCTCCTGCGAGGACATCCCGGAGGAGACTTTTTTCAGTTGCTGGAAGTTGGGGATCCAGAAGATTTCATCGACGTACAAATCACCGTTATGGCTTTGCGCAGTGTTGGAGTTGGTGCCGAGAAAAATCAGCTTCGCGCCGTTGTTGCCGATGACAATCGGGTCGCCGGTGAGCTCGACTTCAGCCAGATTCGCAAACTGGATGATGTACTCGCGGAACACGTAAGCCTGCGTTTTACTGGCCGACAGGTAAATCTGGTTGTTGCCGGTCTTCAGCGCCCGCATCAGCGCCTCGCGGGCAAAATAAAACGTCGCGCCAATCTGGCGGGATTTGAGGATGTGACGGATACGGTGCGCCAGCCCGGCGCGGTACCAGTCGAGCTGATAGTCGAATGACTGGTCGAGGAAAATGTCCTCGAGCTTTTCGATAGCCTCATCGCTGAAAAAGTTCTTTTTCGGCTTCTTCTTCTCGCCCTTGTTGCGGTTGGCGACGTTGGGGTTTAAATCCGCCTCGTTGCCGGTCTGGCTGTAGCGGTTGACCCGCGCCAGGCGCTCCATTTGTCGTGCCAGAAAATCAGCGACCTTGAAATCGTGTGCCGTCAGGTCGGGCTTTGCATACAGCTGAATCAGCCGCGCTTCGAGCGTGGTTTCGACGCGCGTCAGGGGCGCGGTTGCTTCCCACTGGTCGCGCTGTTTCCAGCTCTGCACCGTGGGGCGTTTGGTCTGCAACATTTCCGCGATTTGCGGCACGGAAAAGCCCTGCCAGAACAGCAGCGCCGCCTGTCGTCGCGGGTCGCTCAGGAGAGTGGTCTCAGTGGTGATGGTCATGTTTGCCTCGCCGTGGTTGATACAGGGCAAGGCTAAAGAAACAGGGGCGGTGAATCGCTAAAGCCCTGTTGTGTCAGGGGTACGCCATCCGCAATCGATAGCCGCTATGGGGGTGAGTCGGGAAACTAAGCCTGACCCGAAAACCCAACCTCAGGACACCTGACTCATGGCAAAAAAAGCCTCCAAAATCTCGAAATGGTTTCGCATCGGCGTCGAGGGTGACACCTGCGACGGTCGCGTCATCAGCGCTTCCGACATTCAGGAAATGGCCGACACCTTTGACCCACGCGTCTACGGTTGCCGCATTAATCTGGAGCATATCCGCAGCATCAATCCTGATGGTCAGTACGGCCGCTATGGCGACGTCGCCGAGGTGAAAGCCGACGTTATCGATGATGACTCAGCGCTGAAAGGCAAGCTGGCACTGTTTGGCAGAATTACCCCGCTCGATAACCTCATCGACATGGTGGCGAAAGGCCAGAAGGTTTACACCTCGATGGAAATTCGCCCCAACTTCGCCAACTCCGGCAAGTGCTATCTCACCGGGCTGGCCGTGACCGATGACCCGGCCAGCCTCGGCACTGAGTACCTCGAATTTTGCAGCCGCGCCACGGCGAACCCGCTGAACGGCAAGAAAGAGCAGCCGGGCGACCTGTTTTCTGTGGCGACCCTCGCCGAGCTGGAGTTTGAAGACCAGCCCGAAACCCTGCTCAACAAGCTGACCGACACCGTGAAAACCATTTTCAGCCGCAGGCAACAGAGCGATGACGCCCGTTTCGCCGATGTGCATGAGGCGGTGACGTCCATCGCCGAACGTGTACAGACCGGCGATGAAGCACTTGAGACCCGTTTTGCTGCGCTGGAAACCGAACTCGCGACCCTGAAGCAGGACGTCGCCGCGCAGGGGAATGAAACGGCGCAGCAGTTCAGCACCATTAAAACCACCCTGGACAAAACCGAGAGCATTAAACAGCCGCGTCGCCTGCTGAGCACCGGCGGTGATGCGGCGGATGTGACGCTGACCGACTGCTGATTTACCCATTTCAAACAGGATAAAAATCAATGCGTAAAGAGACCCGTTTTAAATTCAACAAATACCTGAGCCGCCTCGCCGAGCTGAACGGCGTGGAGGTGCCGGACCTCGATAAAAAATTCAACGTCGAGCCGTCCGTCACGCAGAAACTCTTCGACAAAATCCAGCAGTCGTCCTCGTTCCTGCAACTCATCAACATGGTGACCGTGGGTGAGCTGACCGAGGAAAAAGTCGGTATCGATGTCACCGGCACCATCGCCAGCACCACCGACACCGACGGCGGTACCGAGCGCAAAACGGCGGACTTCTCGAAGCTGGACGCGTTCCGCTACTTCTGCAAACCGGTCAACTTCGATTACAACCTGAAGTACAACAAGCTCGACCTGTGGGCGCGATTTGAAGACTTCCAGATCCGTATTCGCAACGCCATCATCAAGCGTCAGGCGCTGGACTACATCACTATCGGGTTTAACGGCACGAGCCGCGCCCCCACCTCCGACCGCACGAAAAACCCGTTGCTTCAGGACGTGGCGGTTGGCTGGCTGCAAAAGTACCGCAACGATGCGCCAGAGCGCGTGATGTCGCACGTCGTCGATGATGACGGCACGGTGATTTCCGACACGATTAAAGTCGGTAAAGGCGGGCATTACGCTAACCTCGACGCGCTGGTGATGGATGCGCACGAATCCCTGATTGAAGAAATTCACCGCGAAAACCCGGAAATGGTGGTCATCTGCGGCCGTCGCATCCTGACCGACAAATATTTCCCGATGATTAACAAGTTTCAGGCCAACAGCGAACAGCTCGCCGCAGAGCTGATTGTCAGCCAGAAAACCATCGGCCAGCTTCAGGCGGTGCGTGCGCCGTTCTTCCCGGCGAACAGCGTCTTTATCACCACGCTGGATAACATTTCCATCTACCTGTACGAAGACGGCCACCGCCGCCACATCGTCGAAAACCCGAAACTCGACCAGGTGGAAAACTACGAGCAGGTAAAAGTCGATTTCGTTATCGAGGATTACGCGGCCGGCTGCCTGATTGAAAACATCGAAATCCTCGAGCAGGACGAAGAGGCCACCCCGGAAGCGGCGAGCGCGAAAGTGTTTGCGACCGAAATGGTGAAAGCCATGCAGGCGCTGACAGCCGGGGTTGTCACTCAACATGCAGACGCCCCAAAGGCTGACGCGCATACCGACGGCGGGGAGGCGTAACCGATGGCGAGCCCCGCACGGCGTCACGCGATGCGGGTCTCGGCCGAACAGGCATCGCAGCGGGAACAGCACCCGCTGCGCCATGCCACGGCTTACGAGCAAATGCTCGTGAAGCTGGCCGCAGACCGCAGGACGCTTTCACAAATCCATTCCCGGGAACGCAAGGCAGAGAAAAAGCGCGAGCTGCTGCCGTTTTACCTGCCGTGGGTGACCGGCGTGCTCGAGACCGGCACCGGGGCGCAGGATGACATCCTGATGACCGTGCTGCTGTGGCGTCTCGATGCCGGAGATATTCCCGGCGCGATTGAGATTGCCCGCTACGCGCTGCGTTTTGGCCTGTCGATGCCCGACGGTCATGCGCGTACCGCGCCGTACATGCTGGCCGAAGAAGTGGCGCTGGCCGCACTTCGCGCCCGCGCGGCCAGTCAGCCGGTGGACGTGCAGCCGCTCCTGACCGTTATCGAGATGACCCGCTCCGCCGATATGCCTGACGAGGTTCGCGCCCGCCTGCATAAGGTCGCCGGTCTTATCCAGCGGGACGCCGGGCTGCTGAATGAGGCGATGACGCACCTGCAACGCGCCATTCAGCTCGATGACAGTTGCGGGGTGAAAAAAGACATCGAGCGCCTCGGCCGGGAGCTGAAGCCGAAACCTGTCGCCCCGGTGAAGAAAACCCCGCCGAAGCCCGCGAAAAAGGCCACCAAAAAAACAACCGATTCACCGGCGAAACGGGGGCGTGGTCGCCCGAGGAAAGTCGCCGGTTAACAGAATGCGCCCCGCGCCGGGCGGCACGCTGGCCGAGGCAGGTGTTTCACCTGAGCAGAGGCCAGCGTCCACCGCCCACCTATTTCAGAGGTAGTCATGACGACGCTTGTAGTCAGTAACCCGGCACGACCGCGCGAGCCGCTGGTCATTCCGCCGGTGCCGGACGATGAACCGGTGATAAAAAACACCGGCTTTTTCCCGGACGTTGACCCGAAGCGCGTGCGGGAAGAAATGCGCCTCGAGCAGACGGTTTCCCCTGTGCGTCTGCGCCGGGCGATTAAGGCCGGAATGGCCGAAACCAACGCCGAGCTGCGCGACTGGCGCGACCTTCAGCTCGGGGCTGGTCATGCCACGCTCGCGGAGGTGCCGACCGATGAGCTCGACGGTGAAAGCGTGCGCGTTTTCCACTATTTCAACGCCGTGTGTGCGATGACCACCGCCACGCTCTATGAGCGCTATCGTGGGGTGGATGCGAGCGCCAAAGGTGACAAAAAGGCCGACAGCATCGACAGCACCATCGATGAGCTGTGGCGGGATATGCGCTGGTCAGTGGCGCGTATTCAGGACAAAGCCCGCTGCATCGTGGGGCAAATCTGATGAATGTCATCGCGCAGCAGGGCGACACCCTCGACGCCCTGTGTCATCGCCATTACGGCCGCACTGAGGGCGTTGTCGAGGCGGTGCTCGCCGCTAATCCGGGTCTGGCTGAGCTTGGGGCCATTCTGCCGCACGGCACGTGCATCAGCCTGCCGGTCGTCGACACCGCGGCCGTCACGGAGACCCTTAACCTGTGGGATTAACGATGGAAAAAATCACAACGTTTCTGACGTACTGGTTTTCCGTGGCGCTGGCCTATTTCGGCACGCAGACCCCGGAAAAACTCGCGCTGTATGTCGGCGGTGGGTGTGCCATTTTCACCGCGCTGGTGAATTTCTGGTACCGCCGCCAGACCTACCGCTATCTCGTTGCGGCCGGAATCGACAAGGGGGTGATCCGTGGCCTCAGTCGTTAAACGTTGCAGTGTGGCCGTCGTGCTGGCACTGGCGGCACTGGTACCTGATTTTCGTCTGCTGAATACCTCGCCGGAGGGTCTCGCCCTGATTGCAGACCTTGAGGGGTGCCGGTTGCGCCCCTACCAGTGCAGCGCGGGCGTGTGGACGTCAGGCATCGGCCACACTGCCGGGGTGGTACCCAAACGCAATATCACCGAACACGATGCCGCGGTGAATCTGGTCGCCGACGTGCTCAATACTGAGCGACGGCTGGCGGTGTGCGTGCCGGTGAAGATGCCGCAGCCGGTCTATGACTCACTCGTCAGTTTCGCCTTTAACGTTGGCACGGGGGCTGCCTGTCGCTCGACGCTGGTCTCGTTTATCAAACGTCAGCAGTGGGGGCAGGCGTGCGGCCAGCTCACCCGCTGGGTGTACGTGAACGGCGTCAGGAATACCGGACTTGAAAACCGTCGCGCCCGCGAATGGTCGCGCTGTATGCAGGGGGCAAAATGAAAACACTGATGATTTTACTGGCTGTGGCCGGGCTGGCGCTGGTCTGGCTGAAGCATGAAAACAGCAAGCTCAGCCGCGCGTTTACCCGCGCGAATGACGTCGCCAGTGACCAGAAACGCACTATCACCATGCTGAAAGACCAGCTCCTCACCGCGCAGCGCCTGAGTGCGGACAATGACCGGGCGCAGGTGCAACTGCGCCAGAAACTCGCCGCTGCCGGAACGCGGGCCGCACGTCGGGAGCGAACCATCACGAGGCTACTCAATGAAAACGATGATTTACGCCGTTGGTACAGCGCTGAGCTGCCTGCTGCTGTGCGCAGCCTGCACCGACGCGCCCCCTGCATCGCAGCAGGTCGTTGTGCTGAACGCCTGCCCGAGGGTCAGCCTGTGCCCGATGCCGGGCAGTGACCCGTTAACCAATGGTGACCTGAGCGCCGACATTCGCCAGCTCGAGACCGCGCTCGAAAGCTGTGCGCTTCAGGTCGAAACGATTAAAGCCTGTCAGGATAAAACTGATGTTCAAACCGAAGAGTCTGCGCAACGCCTTAACTGATGCCGTGCCGGTGCTGAAAGCGAACCCCGACATGATGCGCATTTTTATCGATAACGGGAAACTGGCCTCCACGCTTGCGACATCGCTGTCGTTTGAAAATCAGTACACGCTCAACGTAGTGGTTACCGATTTTCCGGGCGATATTGATTTGATCCTCGTGCCGATTCAGGCATGGCTGCGGGTCCAGCAGGCCGACATCATGACCACGGACGAGGGCCGCAAACGGGGCTTCATCTACGAGGCTGACATCAACAACGATGACAGCATCGACCTCAGCATCAGCCTGTTACTGACCGAGCGCACCATCGTCAAAGAAGTCGGGGCCGAGCTGCACATCGAGCACGCGGCCGAACCGCAACCGCCAGAGCCGGTAACCCGCCCGATGAAGCTGTATGTTCACGGCGAGCTTGTGAGCGAATGGGATGAATGAATTTAAGCCCTTTGATGACCGGCTGGCCGGGCTGATTGCGGCGCTGTCACCGGCGAGCCGTCGCCGGATGGCCACTGATATCGCGAAGACGCTGCGCACCCGACAGCAGCGCCGTATCAAAACGCAAAAAGCCCCGGATGGCACCCCATATGCCGCCAGAAAACGCCAGCCGGTCAGGGCCAAAAAGGGTCGGGTAAAGCGGGAGATGTTCGCGAAGCTGCGCACTAACCGTTTTATGAAGGCGACCGGACGTGATGATGCGGCAGTGGTGGAGTTTACCGGGAAGGTGCAGCGTATGGCGCGGGTGCATCAGTATGGACTCAACGATAAGCCAGGGCGAAACAGTAAACCGGTTCAGTATCAAGCACGACCACTTATCGGATTTGATAAAGAATCTATTCAACTGATTGAAAATAAGATATTAATAGAGTTATCGGAAGGCTAGCCGGAGTTGTCGAAATTCAATGGATAAAAAATTTAGCATATTGAGGCGGCGAATTCAGAAATCCCAAAAATTTGTGATGGACAAAATCATATCTGATCACAAAGCTGATATTTGCGTCCTGTGTGGTAGTGAAAAAGAAATCACGCGAGAGCATGTCATCCCTCAATGGGCTTTTGAAGGTGATCCAAAAAAATATCTTGTTAATACAAAAAACAATCAACCAACAAACTACATAAAATCGACGATTCCTGCATGCCGTGAATGCAATTCAGATTTGCTTGGATCTTTTGAAGACTATCTGAAACGTCTGTTTCAGGAGAAGGATGGGGCGGAATTTAACTGCTATGAAGTTGATTCCATCATCTGGTGGTTGCAATATATAGGTTTTAAATTGCAAGTTATGGATCTACGTTCTCGCTTTCTTAGATACAAAGGTAGTGATTACATTCCTTATATTTCTGACATACCAGTTGCTATGTTTTGGGGGCCGATGGATACAACTCCGCACATGGTCTTTAATACCATAAGGCGAACTCGCCGCTCACTTTTTAAAAAGAACAAAGGAAGCAAAAGAAATTCACTCCTTGTCTTTAATACTAGTAATCCAGATTACCATTTTTTTCATAAAGTTGACGAATTTATATTTATTGAAGTACCACAAGTAAATAAGGCTTTTTTCCTTTTTTATAATAAAGAGTTTGATTTGCATGATAATGCTTTTGATGAGTGCATGGAAATAATAAAAAGAAATTATGGTGCCTAAGGTAAACAGTGCTCATTAGATTAATGACAGTGGGAGTAGTATGAGTAATTCAGTTATAGTTGATTCATTAAAAGATTTATTGCCTATTTTGTCAGGGTTGTTAGGTGTTTTGGGGATCTTTAATGTGTTCAAATCACCATCTAATAAATTAACTGTTTGGGGATGGTTTGCAATTGTAGTTATCACGATTTCATCTTTAAGTGGATATTATATGTCAAGGGTGGATCGTATAGCCGCTGAGAAAGACAAGCAAGAGGCGCAAGCCAAGGTCGATAATATTCTGTTGGAATTAGAAAGAGCTAAACACCCCATAGGAGAAGTTAAATTAGCTGCGTGGTCGATTCTTCCAGACTCTAACCCTGAAGTGCTTGCGTACAAAAACCTAATAAAGAGCAAGATAAAAGACTGGAAGAAACCTTCGCTTTTTAAAAAACAAGGTGAAAAACATAATGGTCTGCAAGTTACTACTTATGGCTTGAATAGTGAACCACTTCTTTATGACGTCGATAAAGATAGCAATCTTTGGCCAAAAAATAATTATCCCATTGTTAGTTATATAGCTTCTTTTTATACGATAAATATATGCGTTGATTTACAGAGGGTAAAGCCTGAAAACTTTCGCCCAATTCATAGTGATCCTAATTCAATTGATTGGTGCACAGCAGATTTTATTCCGGAAAATAATGTGATTTCGTATGATGTTCAAAAAGATAAATTGGTTGTCATGACCCAAATGAAGTATACCCAGGGTTTAATAAACTCAAATGGTAAATTCACTTCAGTTAATGATTTGTATGATTCGCAAATGTTCTTTAGACCACCCTCCTTTGGCGGCTCTACAGTTAGAAAATATTTAAAGCAACAAGGAGCCTCGGATAAAATATTGAAAAATGAAGATGATAAAACAAAACTATTGTCGGGCATTGAACTTTCAGGTGTTATATTTTCCTTTGGGGGAGGTCGGGATATTAGTCTCTCTGGCGATAATATGAATAGATTTACTAATAATGATGGCTCAACATTCTTTTACGTTACGATCCCTAATAATGAAAGAGATTTAAATAAAATCCGCTTTCGCGATTAAACAACGACTCCTAGAAAGATGGATGTAATGTTGTTTGAGGACTGACAGAATTGTCATTCATTGCCGCTAACTTTTTCTAGCGGCATGCTTGGCGCATGAATACTCTCACATCTATCCAAGATCTCGCGCGCCTGCTGCGCAATCTGATCCGCACAGGTGTCATCATTGAGACTGACCTCGATGCCGGTCGCTGCCGCGTGCAGACCGGCGGCATCATTACCGACTGGCTTCAGTGGCTGACCGCCCGCGCCGGGCGCTCGCGTACATGGTGGGCTCCCTCAGTAGGTGAGCAGGTATTAATTCTGGCCGTGGGTGGTGAGCTCGATACGGCGTTTGTCCTGCCTGCCATTTTCTCTGATGAACATCCCGCGCCCTCGGCCTCCGCCGATGCATTTCACATTGCCTTTTCTGACGGCGCGGTCATCGAGTACGAACCAGACACCGGGGCGCTTTCGGTTACCGGCATCACCACCGCTGAGGTTACCGCGTCTAAATCCATTACCGCCACGGCGCCGGTCATCATGATTAAGGCGTCGACTCGCGTCACGCTCGATACGCCGGAAGTGGTGTGTACCAACAAGCTTATCACCGGCACGCTCGAAGTTAGGAAGGGCGGGAAGATGAGCGGTGACATCGAGCACGCAGGCGGGAAATTTACCTCCAACGGCGTGCAGGTGGATGACCATGACCACGGCGGCGTCGAACGCGGGAACAGCCGGACGGAGGGTACGAAATGACGACCCGTTATCTCGGCATGAATCGGGAGACCGGCCGGGCCATTACCGACGCCGACCATATCCGCCAGAGCGTGAGCGATATTCTGCGCACGCCGGTTGGGTCGCGGGTGATGCGTCGTGATTACGGCTCTCTGCTGTCTTCCCTGATTGATATGCCACAAAACGATGCGCTGAACCTTCAGATGATGTGTGCCTGTTATATGGCACTGCTCAAGTGGGAGCCACGCGTCACCATCACGTCGCTGACGATTGAGCGCCAGTTTAACGGGCTGATGATGGTTGACCTGACCGGTGAAATCAAAGACTCAGCCGCCCCTTTATCCCTGACCATTCCAGTGAGTTGAACCTATGGCCATTATCGACCTGAGCCAGCTCCCCGCGCCCGACGTGGTGGAAACGCTGGATTATGAATCCATCCTCGCTGAACGTAAGGCGACCCTGATTTCGCTCTACCCGGAAGAGCAGCAGGAGGCTATCGCCCGCACGCTCGCACTTGAGTCCGATCCGCTGGTGAAATATCTGGAGGAAAATTCATACCGCGAAGTGATATGGCGTCACCGAGTGAACGAAGCCGCGCTGGCCGTCACGCTGGCGTATTCGGAAAACAACGACCTCGATGTGATGGCCGCGAACACCAATACCGCCCGCCTGATTATCACCCCGGCCGACGACAGCACCATCCCACCGACTCCAGCGGTCATGGAATCCGACACGGATTTTCGTCTGCGGGCGCAACAGGCTTTTGAGGGCTTAAGCGTCGCGGGGCCGGTAGGGGCGTATGAGTTTCACGGTCGCAGCGCCGACGGCCGCGTCGCTGACATTTCCGTTATCAGCCCTGAACCTGCGTGCGTGACCATATCCGTGCTTTCCCGCGAGGATAACGGCGCGGCATCGGATGCGCTGCTGACCGTGGTGCGTAACGCACTTAACGACGAAGACGTCAGACCGGTCGCCGACCGGGTGACCGTCCAGTCGGCGGCGGTTGTTAACTACACCATCGATGCGACGCTTTACATCTACCCCGGCCCGGAGAGCGAACCCATCCGCGCCGCAGCAGAAGCAAAACTGAAAGCCTATATCAGCGCTCAGCACCGGCTCGGGCGTGACATTCGTCAGTCTGCCATTTATGCCGCCCTGCATGTTGAAGGGGTGCAGCGGGTCGAACTGGTGGCACCGGCCGCTGACATCGTGCTCGATAAAACGCAGGCGTCTTTCTGCTCAGATTATCACATCAGGCTCGGGGGCTCGGATGAATGAGGCAAGACTTCTTCCGGTCGGGTCATCGCCGCTGGAGGTGGCCGCAGCCCGTGCCTGTGCAGATATCGAAAACACCCCGATCCCGTTACGCCGGTTATGGAACCCGACCGACTGCCCGGTGAATCTGCTGCCGTGGCTCGCCTGGGCGTATTCCGTCGACCGCTGGGACAGTGACTGGCCGGAAGAGACCAAACGCGACGTTATTCGGGCAGCTTTTTACATTCACCGGCGCAAAGGCACCATCGGTGCAGTGCGCCGCGTGGTCGAGCCATTGGGGTATGTGATTAACGTGACGGAGTGGTGGGAAACCAGTGACCCGCCCGGCACCTTTCGCCTCGATATTGGCGTGCTGGAAACCGGCATCACCGAGGAAATGTATCTCGAGATGGAGCGGCTCATCGCCGATGCCAAACCAGCCAGTCGCCATCTTATCGGGCTCAACATCATTCAGGACGTGGCCGGTTATCTCTTCGCCGGGGGCGTCAGTTATGACGGCGACATTATTACCGTGTATCCGGGTTAAGTGAGAGCAGAATGACAGTGAAATATAAAACAGTGGTCACCGCGGCCGGGGCGGAAAAATTTGCGGCCGCACTGACGCCGGGTGGCAAAAAGGTCAATATCGTGGCGATGGCTGTCGGAGACGGGGGCGGTACGCTGCCCGAGCCGAACACCGGCCAGACAAAACTCATCAATGAGGTCTGGCGTCATGCGCTGAACAAAATCAGCCAGGACAACAAGAAGAAAAATTATGTGGTGGCCGAGCTGGTCATCCCGCCGGAGACCGGCGGCTTCTGGCTGCGTGAAATGGGGTTGTACGATGACACCGGCACGCTGGTCGCCGTCGGCAATATGGCTGAGAGCTATAAGCCAAAACTGGAAGAAGGTTCAGGCCGGGCGCAGACCCTGCGAATGGTTATCATCCTGTCTGATCTTGAGTCTGTCGAGCTCGCCATCGACTCATCAATGGTGATGGCCACGCAGGATTACGTTGATGACAAAATTGCAGAGCACGAACAATCGCGCCGCCATCCTGACGCCACGCTGAAAGAGAAAGGGTTAACCCAACTCAGCAGCGCCACCGACAGCGCGTCTGAGGCGCTCGCTGCGACGCCGAAAGCGGTGAAGACGGCATATGACCTTGCCAAAGGGAAATACTCGGCTCAGGACGCGACCACGACGCAAAAAGGTATCGTGCAGCTCAGCAGCGCGACCGACAGTACGTCTGAAACACTGGCGGCGACACCAAAGGCGGTGAAAGCGGCGAATGACAATGCTAACGGACGCGTACCGACCACCCGCAAAGTCAACGGCAAAGCGCTAAGTGGCGACATCAGTGTCACCTCGCAGGATATTTTCAACGGCCAGAGCGCGGAAATCGGTGCGAATCAGAACCTCGACACTTATAAAACACCGGGCCTGTATCACCAGCCCGCGAATGCCAATGCCACGGCCGCACTGAAATACCCGGAGAACAGCGCCGGGACGCTGATTATTTATAAAAATGCCGGGGTCACACAGATTTATTGCATCTACAACTCGTCGCGCAGTTATTCCCGCAGCCAGTATTCCACCGGCGGCTGGACGCCGTGGACGCCCGCCGACACGTTCCCGGTCGGGGCGCCTATTGCGTGGCCGTCTGACAGCATTCAGACCGGGTATGCCTTCATGCAGGGGCAAAAGTTTGATAAGGCGGTTTACCCGCTACTGGCGATGGCTTACCCGTCGGGCGTTATTCCGGATATGCGCAACTGGACGATTAAAGGGAAACCAGCCAGTGGTCGCGCAGTGCTGTCGCAGGAGCAGGACGGGATTAAATCACATACCCATAGCGCCAGTGCGACAGCAACGGATTTAGGTACGAAGACAAGTTCCTCATTCGACTATGGCAATAAAACGGCGGCGTCGACTGACCTCGGCACCAAAACGACGTCCTCGTTTGATTACGGCACAAAGACCACTAATAACACCGGCGCTCATACCCATACCTTCGCGAACTCGGCCAGCTCGAGTGGTACCGGCATGGCTGACGGCGGTGACCCTAAAAAACAGGACTCCACGCAGACGACCAGTAGTGCGGGAGCGCATGCCCACACAGTCGCCATCGGGGCACATACGCATTCTGTCGCCATGGGCGGGCATAGCCACACCGTGCCGGTTGGGGCGCATGCGCACACCATTGTCATGGGGTCACATACGCACGCAGTTTCCGTCGCTGCGGCGGGTAACGCCGAAAACACCGTTAAAAACATCGCATTCAACTATATCGTGAGGCTTGCATAATGACGTTCAAAATGAGCGATGTGGATCGCACCATCAGAGTTTTCAATTTAAGCGCGGACACCTGCGAATTTATCGGCACCGGTGATGCCTGGTTACCGGCGCATACCGGCTTACCCGCGAACTGTACACACATTGCGCCTCCCGATATTCCCGAAGGGAAAGCGGCGGTGTTCAGTCAGAATAAATGGGCTCTGGTCCGGGATTATCGCGGTGAGACCGTGTACCGGACTGACACCGGTCAGGCAGTCTTTATCACTTCCCTCGGAGATTTACCTCCTGACACAACGGTTATTGCGCCTGAAGGCGAGTTCATGCGCTGGAGCGGCAAGGCGTGGGTAGAGGATGAGGAAGCCGAATACAGTGCGGCGGAAAAAAATGCCGAAGACGAAAAGAGCCGGTTAACCGGCGTAGCCACACTCGCCATTAATGCGTTGCAGGATGCAGTTGAGCTTGAGATGGCGACCGACGATGAAAACGCATCATTGCTTGAATGGAAAAAATACCGCGTATTGCTTAATCGTATCAATGTGAGCGATGCACCGGATATCACATGGCCGGTCGCACCTGAATAAGGCTGGCGGGCTGATGCCCGCCCTTCCCCCGCTGTTGTCTCAATTCCCATCCAACCCTAACAAATAGCCTCCCCCAACCGCTCCATCGAAAATAGCACTCACCCTAAAACCACGGAGTTAAACGGATGAGTGATTACCATCATGGCGTTCAGGTGCTGGAAATTAACGACGGTACCCGCGTCATTTCCACGGTATCAACAGCCATTGTCGGCATGGTCTGCACGGCCAGCGATGCAGACGCTGCAACATTCCCTCTGAACGAGCCGGTTCTGATCACCAACGTGCAGGCCGCTATCGCAAAAGCCGGTAAGAAAGGCACGCTCGCCACAGCCCTTCAGGCTATTGCTGACCAGTCGAAACCGGTCACCGTTGTCGTGCGTGTCGAAGAAGGTTCCGGCGACGATGAGGACACAGCGCTCGCGCAGACGGTATCCAATATCATTGGCACCACTGACGAAAACGGGAAATACACCGGTCTGAAAGCGCTGCTGACTGCCGAAGCGGTGACCGGCGTTAAACCACGCATTCTCGGCGTGCCAGGACTCGATACACTCGAAGTCTCGACAGCTCTTGCGCCAGTGTGTCAAAAACTGCGTGCCTTTGGGTACGTCAGCGCCTGGGGCTGTAAAACCATATCGGATGCCATTAAATACCGCGACAACTTCAGCCAGCGCGAGCTGATGGTCATCTGGCCGGATTTCCTGTCGTGGGATACCACTGCAAACGCGACGGAAACGGCGTACGCCACCGCGCGAGCACTTGGTCTGCGTGCCAAAATCGACCAGGAGCAAGGCTGGCATAAAACCCTGTCTAACGTTGGCGTGAATGGCGTCACCGGTATCAGTGCGTCTGTGTTCTGGGATCTACAGGAGCCCGGCACCGATGCCGACCTGCTGAACGAAGCCGGGGTCACCACGCTGATCCGCAAAGACGGTTTCCGCTTCTGGGGGAACCGCACCTGCTCAGATGACCCGCTTTTCCTGTTTGAAAACTACACCCGCACCGCGCAGGTTATCGCTGACACGATGGCTGAGGCGCATATGTGGGCAGTCGATAAACCTATTACCGCCACACTCATTCGCGACATCGTTGACGGCATTAATGCCAAGTTCCGCGAGCTAAAAACCAATGGCTACATCGTGGATGCCACCTGCTGGTTTGACGAAGACGCCAATGACGCGGAGACGCTTAAGGCCGGGAAGTTGTATATCGACTACGACTACACGCCGGTACCACCACTCGAAAACCTGACCTTACGCCAGCGCATTACCGATAAATATCTGGCAAATCTGGTCTCCTCGGTTAACAGCAAATAAGGAGCCCGACTCAATGGCAATGCCGCGCAAACTCAAGTTAATGAATGTCTTCCTGAACGGCTACAGCTATCAGGGCGTCGCCAAATCCATCACGTTGCCAAAGCTAACCCGGAAGCTCGAAAACTATCGCGGCGCAGGGATGAACGGTGCAGCACCTATCGACCTCGGGCTCGATGACGATGCCCTCTCGATGGAGTGGTCTCTCGGTGGCTTCCCTGACTCGGTGGTATGGGAACTCTATGCCGCAACCGGCATTGATGCGGTGCCGATTCGCTTCGCGGGATCCTATCAGCGCGACGACAGCGGCGAGACTGTCGCAGTGGAAGTGGTGATGCGTGGACGTCAAAAAGAGATCGACACCGGTGAAGGTAAACAAGGCGAAGACACCGAGTCGAAAATTTCGGTGGCGTGCACCTACTTCAAGCTGACGATGGACGGAAAAGAACTGGTTGAAATCGACACCATCAACATGGTTGAAAAGGTGAACGGTACCGACCGACTGGAGCAGCACCGCCGCAATATCGGCCTGTAATTTTATCCGGCCAGCATGACTGGCCGCTTATTTCCAAAGTGAGGAACCTATGAGCAAAGAAAACGTGATTACCCTGGATAATCCAATCAAACGCGGCGAGCAAGTACTCGACCAGATCACACTGATAAAACCGAATGCCGGAACGCTGCGCGGTGTCAGCCTGGCCGCAGTGGCAAACTCAGAGGTCGACGCGCTGATTAAAGTGCTGCCCCGCATGACGGCACCGATGCTGACCGAGCAGGAAGTCGCCGCGCTGGAACTGCCCGACCTCGTGGCACTGGCTGGTAAGGTGGTTGGTTTTTTGTCACCGAATTCGGCGCAGTAGAGTTTCCGAAAGACCTGTCGGTCGATGACCTGATGGCTGATATCGCCGTGATCTTTCACTGGTCGCCATCAGAGTTATATCCCCTGAGTCTGACCGAGCTCATCACATGGCGCGAAAAGGCGCTCCAGAGAAGCGGAAACACGAATGAGTAACAGCGTTAAATTACAGGTATTACTCAAGGCTGTTGACCAGGCGACCCGCCCGTTTAAATCCATCCAGACAGCGAGCAAGTCGCTGTCTGGAGAGATCCGGGGAACGCAAAAATCATTGCGAGAGCTGAATGGTCAGGCTTCCCGTATTGAAGGATTCCGTAAGTCCAGCGCACAGCTCGCCGTCACCGGCCAGGCGCTGAAGAAAGCCAAGCAGGAAGCCGCTGCCCTTTCCGTACAGTTTAAAAATACTGAGCAACCGACCCGCGCCCAGGCTCAGGCTATGGAATCTGCGCGGAAAAGTGCCGCAGCCCTTCAGCTCAAACACAACAGCTTACGCCAGGCAGTGCAGCGTCAACGCAACGAACTCAGCCTTGCGGGGATTAATACCCGCACATTGGCCGCCGACGAGCGCCGTTTAAAAACCAGCATTGGTGAGACCACCTCACAGCTTAACCGCCAGCGGGAAGCGCTCGCTCGCGTCAGCGCGCAGCAATCCCGTCTCAACGGTATCAATCAGCGCTATCAGGCCGGTAAAGCACTGGCGGGAAACGCTGCCTCTATGGGTGCTGCCGGGATCGGCATGGCGACAACCGGTACTCTGGCCGGGGTGGCGTTGATGAAGCCCGGTTATGATTTTGCGCAGAAAAACTCGGAGCTACAGGCTGTGCTCGGCGTAGCTAAAGAGTCTGCTGAAATGACTGCGCTGCGTACCCAAGCGCGACAGCTTGGTGATAATACGGCCGCTTCTGCCGACGATGCCGCCGGTGCGCAGATTATTATCGCCAAAGCCGGGGGCGATGTTGCCGCAATTCAGGCAGCAACGCCGGTGACCCTGGACATGGCGCTGGCGAACCGTCGCACAATGGAAGAAAACGCCGGTTTGCTGATGGGGATGAAGTCAGCCTTCCAGCTCGCGAACGACAAGGTCGCGCATATTGGTGATGTTCTCTCGATGACGATGAACAAAACCGCCGCTGACTTTGACGGTCTGAGCGATGCGCTGACCTATGCCGCACCGGTGGCAAAAAATGCCGGGGTGAGTATCGAAGAAACCGCCGCGATGGTCGGTGCACTGCATGACGCAAAAATTACCGGCTCGATGGCCGGGACCGGTAGCCGGGCGGTACTCATCCGCCTTCAGGCTCCTACCGGCAAAGCCTACGACGCAATCAAAGAGCTCGGCGTAAAAACGGCTGACAGTAAGGGAAATACCCGGTCGATCTTCACCATTCTGAAAGAAATGCAGTCGAGCTTTGAGAAAAACAAACTCGGTACAGGCCAGCGTGCCGAGTACATGAAAACCATCTTTGGGGAAGAAGCGAGCTCGGCTGCTGCTGTGCTGATGACCGCAGCCTCATCCGGCAAGCTTGACCAACTCACGGCAGCGTTTAAAGCCTCTGATGGCAAAACGAGTGAGCTGGTCAAGGTGATGCAGGATAACCTCGGGGGTGACTTCAAAGAGTTCCAGTCTGCCTATGAGGCAGTCGGGACCGACCTCTTTGACCAGCAGGAATCCTCTCTGCGAAAACTTGTGCAGACCACGACCCGCTATGTGCTCAAGCTCGATGGCTGGATCCAGAAAAATAAAGGACTGGCGCAAACCCTCGGCACCATTTCAGCGGTTGCTGTGGGTGTGGTGGGATTAGTCGGTGCAATCGGTCTTGTGGCCTGGCCCGTTATCACTGGGGTGAACGCGCTTATTGCTGCGGCCAGCGCGCTCGGCGCGGTATTCACGACCGTTTGCGGCGGGATTATCACTGCTATCGGCGCGATCTCCTGGCCCATTGTCGCAGCGGTAGGAATCATCGTTGCCAGCGCGCTACTCATTCGAACCTTTTGGGAACCTATCAGCGCATTTTTCGGGGGTGTCATCGAGGGAATCCGGGCAGCTTTCGCCCCCTTACGGGAATTGTTCTCTCCACTAAAACCGATGTTTAACTGGCTGGGCGAAAAGTTACAGGCTGTCTACCAGTGGTTCAAAAATTTTATAGCCCCTGTCAAAGCAACGCAGGACACCCTCAACAGTTGCCGTAACGTTGGCGTGATCTTCGGTCAGGCGCTGGCTGATGCGCTGATGCTCCCGCTGACCGCCTTCAACAAACTGCGCAGCGGCATCGATTGGGTACTGGAGAAACTCGGCATCATCAACAAAGAATCCAGCACTCTCGACCAGACAGCGGCAAAAGCCAGCGCAGCCACGCAGGGTGGAAATTACATTCCTGCGACCAGCAGCTATGGCGGCTATCAGGCATACCAGCCTGTATCCGCTCCCGGCGGGCGTTCCTACGTCGACCAAAGTAAAAACGACTATCACATCACACTTCAGGGCAGTTCGGCACCCGGCGCACCGCTGGATCGCCAGCTACAGGATGCCCTCGAAAAATACGAACGTGACAAGCGCGCCCGCGCACGATCCAGCATGGCGCACGATGGTTAAGGAGGAAAGTAAAATGATGCTCGCACTCGGTATGTTTGTTTTTATGCGACAAACGCTGCCTTACCAGACTATGCAACGCGACGCAGATTATCGCTGGCCGCCAAACAGTCGTGTCGGAAAACGGGATGCCTTTCAGTTCCTCGGCGTTGGTGAGGAGAAAATTACTCTGAGTGGCATGCTTTACCCTGAGCTGACCGGCGGTAAGTTGACGATGACCACTGTCAGGTTAATGGCTGAAGAGGGTCGCGCATGGCCGCTGCTGGATGGTACCGGTACGATCTACGGCATGTACGTCATCAATAATGTGAGTGAATCTGGAAGTGTTTTCTTCCCTGACGGTACACCGCGCAAAATTGACTTCACGCTGTCGCTCACCCGCGTGGATGAATCACTCGCCGCGTTATATGGCGATATCGGGAAACAGGCTGAATCATTGATTGGCAAAGCAGGCAGCATGGCAACAAAACTCAACGGCATGATGGGAGCTGGCTGATGCTTAATGCGCTGAATCAGGGGTCGGGAGCGGCACTTACACCTGATTATATGTTGATGCTCGATAGCCGCGATATTACCGGCAACATCAGCTCTCGCCTGATGAATATGACGCTGACCGATAATCGAGGATTTGAAGCTGACCAGCTCGACATCGAGCTTGATGATAGCGATGGGTTGCTCGAGCTGCCGCTACGCGGTGCCGTCCTCACGTTGTTCATTGGCTGGAAAGGCTTTGCATTGGTCGGTAAGGGAAGTTTCATCGTGGATGAGGTTGAACATCGGGGCGCGCCGGACGTGGTGACGATTCGCGCCCGTAGTGCTGATTTTCGTGGCACCCTGAACTCTCGTCGGGAGGAGTCCTGGCATGACACCACGCTCGGAAAGGTGGTAGAGGCGATTGCCACTCGCAACAAACTGACCGCCAGCGTTGCACCGGTACTGGCTGGTATCAGCATTCCGCACATCGATCAGTCGCAGGAGTCCGACGCCAAATTCCTGACGCGCCTTGCAGAGCGAAACAGCGGTGAGGTCTCAGTCAAAGCCGGGAAACTTCTGTTTCTCAAACCGGGCCAGGGCGTGACGGCCAGTGGCAAACTCATCCCGCAGATTACTATCACCCGCAGCGACGGTGACCGGCATCTGTTTTCCATTGCCGATCGAGGAGCCTATACCGGTGTGACGGCAAAGTGGCTGCACACCAAAGACCCAAAATCTCAGCAGCAAAAAGTGATGCTTAAACGGAAGCCGAAAGAGCAACATCTGCGCGCGCTACAACATCCGAAAGCAAAACCTATCGCTACGAAGAAAAAATCTAAGGTGCAGGAAGCCCGCGAGGGTGAGTACATGGCCGGTGAAGCGGATAACGTGCTGGCGCTGACAACAATCTATGCCACCAAAGCTCAGGCCATGCGAGCGGCCCAGGCCAAATGGGATAAGTTACAACGCGGGGTTGCCGAGTTTTCGATAAACCTGGCTATCGGAAGGGCAGATCTTTACCCGGAAACGCCAGTGAGAGTCACCGGCTTTAAGCGCGTCATCAATGAGCAGGCGTGGACTATAACGAAGGTGACCCACATGCTGAACAATAACGGTTATACGACGGCGTTAGAGCTTGAGGTAAAGCTCGAGGATGTGGAATACGAGGCCAAAAAAAGTTGAATTTGCAAACAATAACTTGCAAATGTAAGAATCAGGTTTATCATCGCCCTCAGATAAGCCAGTGAGGGGAAACGATTATGATGCACTGCCCATTATGTCAGGATGCCGCCCATGCACGTTCAAGCCGGTACCTGAGCACTGAAACGAAAGAGCGCTACCACCAGTGCCAGAACATCAACTGCGGATGCACGTTCGTCACCCACGAGAGCCTTGCTCGTTTTATCGTGAAGCCTGGCGAAATTGAACCAGCCCCGCCCCACCCGTCCAAATACAAGCAACAACAGCTCTGGCTCTAG